GCTACGTTTGTGTTTACGAATCTGCTCACGCATCTTATCAAGCGCTTCCGCTCCCGCTTTATTTGACCCATCGCCCAACGCCGACACCGTATCAGCATCAAACACGTATTCTCCATCCGCCAACATAGCCGGTATATCATCGCTTTGACCAGTTCCTGGTCCTTGAACGTGTTTACCTAACCCGCCGGTGCGGAATAATGGAGCTCCATTATAGTTGGGATGATGGTGGTCAGGGGTAGCCCCGCCGCTACGCTTGTGGATAACGTCTAGGAACTCAGGATCGAACCCGCGCAATGCTTCATCAATTTTACTGCCGATGCGCTCTTTGATCACTTTTACAAAGTCAGGCTCAAATTTGCTAGTATCCGCTTTGACCTCGCCGCCTTTTTTATACCCTGTTGCCGAGGTAAACATACCCTGCTGTTCATGCCCCATGATGGTGTTTAACATCGAGTTGCCAGGACTGTAAGTAGGTACGATACTTTGTGAAAGCACGTTAGCAAGGGGGTTAGCCATCGAAGGCGTATTTGCTTTACCAACAACTGCGATACCTGGGTTGATGGGAGCGTTCCAAGGTCCCGAGCTGCTATAACCACCGCTTGACCCAGTGCCTCCAGAAGCTGCTCCTGAAGATATAGGAGTAGAGCTTGTAGTAGTTGACGGAGAGGTATATGCTGAAGGGTTATTTATGAACGAAGAAGGGTTACCTAACGAGGGTAACGCGCCAGAAGGCGTTATCGCGGTTGCGCTAATAGTTCCCGCTGCAGGCACGCCAGCAATAGCCGCGTCGTTGATAAAGCTGGAAGCATCGCCGATCGCAGTTCCGATAGGGGTAGTGATACCCTGTGCACCGCCCATGCTAGCCAAATTAGGAGCTTGTCCAGCTTCTTGCAAGTTAATGCCTAAATTGTCGCCTATATTAGAAAGGCTAGTTGTGCCGGTGTTTGGTATCTGGAAACCTTGCCCCGCGTTGCCAGTAAGCGAAGAAGTTGCAGAGGGTGCGGCGGCTTCAGTAGTAGGTAGCGCACCAGCCGCTTCTGCAGGTGCAGCGGCGCTTGCGCTGGCTAAACTGGCTGAATCAGCTGCTGAGGTTACTGGAACTGTACCTGCGGGCGCGACAGTTGCGCCTGTGTTGCTAATAACAGACCCGTCAGCCGCTACAGTTGAGCCGTCTGGTAACACGCTACCGGCGGTGACTGGGTTTGTAGGATAAGGATTAGCCGAGGCATTTAACGCATCACCTTGTAACTGAGACTGTGCGGCTGCTTGAGCATCAGTTGTAGTGGTAGTAGGCAACGTGCTGGCCGCGTCAGTAGTTGTAGTAGGTAGCGCACCAGCTGTATTAGTAACCGTAGCTGTAGTTGGTAATGCCCCAGCTGTTGAGCTAGCAGCCAAACTTGCCGCGTCTGCAGCGTTTGCAACAGGTATAGACCCTGCGGGCAGGCCAGCGCTTCCATCAAAAAGTATGGTAGAACCGTCAGCTAGAACTGTAGAACCGTCAGCTAACACTGAGCCAGCGGGTAAGGCCGAAGCCGCAGCTCCCGTAGCACCAGCCGTTGCGGCATCTATACCGGTGCCAATTCCAGCATCGGCTAAAGCGGCTTGGGTGGCCGCTGTACCGGCAGCATAATCACTAGCACCTAAAAGGCCAGCCTCTGCGCCGCCACTACTTAGTAACTCAGGCAATAACTCAGGGGCAAGCAACAGCGCGCCGATTCCCAAAGCGCTACCTAGAGCACCGCTGAAGAGGCCGCCATCTTTTGGCGGGACATACTTAGTGAGTACACCAGTAGTGGGGTCTGGGATATACTGATCACCTGATATATTGACTACGACAACGTGGCCATTTGAATCATATTGATTGCCCTGCGAATCGAAATAATTCTGTGATCTAGGGGCGCGGGTAAAGTTTTTCAGTTGGTCGGGCGACACATCTGAAATACCAAGGTTCTGCAAAGTTAAGGCGTTCGATCCCGTAGGGGAAGGTGCGGATGGGGGTGAGGATGCAGCAGGCAAGGCAGTTAAACCAGTAGAGGCTGGGATAGAAGCGGGAGTCGGAGTAGGGGTAGGAGCCGGAGCAGGCGTATACGTGCTCGTTCCAGCATCAGCAGGCCAGTTTGGTGAAGGTGGTGTCCAAGACATATCTACCCCGTAATGCTCATAATGCCGGTCATAGCCGTTGCCCATTCTTGCCAGTTAGGATACATTCTAGCGTCAGGAATTCCCGATTGCACAAAGTATCCTATACCATTTAAACCATCAACCCAATCAATCCAATGCTCTTCATCCACATGGCCCAGCTGGTTTGGAGCAAACAGCTCTTCCATCAGCTTGCAATACTGATCCCACGTCATTCCACGAGGGTCGTAGGCTATCATGGGTTGCCTGTTCCGCGAACGTCGCCGGTGTCGAGGCTCAAGACTATTTTACCTAATTGATAATCACCGTTAAAGGTATTAGACTCAAACCGCAACCGCATTTCACGACGCTGTTCACGCATGTCAATTTTAAGCGTTGTAGAATCAAAATTATAAGGGCTAGACGGCTCATCGTAATCATCCGCATAACCCTTACCAGTTACGATCACGTCCATGCTTCCGCTCTGGATAAAGTCAGGCTCAATACGTTCGCAGCGTGTCCAGTTATTATCTCCTGGTTGCTGCGTAGAGCCAACTAACCCTGCCAAGTTACCGAGTATGGGGGTCTCGAATGAGGAGTAAACCGCGTCTACGTTGGTCAAATATACTTGGTTTGTGCCGGTTTCGTGCTGCCAGATTGTGTAGCCGTTAGCATACAATATAGTTGCGCCTACTGCGATACCGGTAGGGTTATATACCGTGTAAGTTCCTGTTCCGCCAGTCCCGCTGCCTTGCGCAGTAATAACCATTTGGTCTGGAACGCCCAAACCTTGCAATATTTGGCCTACAAAGATGGTTCCATAATTCATTGCGGTTACGGTTAGCGTAGTTCCACTAACAGAGCCTTGGAAAGAGACTATCGGGGTTGCTTTGCTTTCGCCCCAGATCGGTTTAGGAAACACCTCAGTATAAATACCAGCTGAGCGCACTGCGCCAGGAGCTGAGCCAGCGTCATACCATACCTTTTCGCGCACGTTGTACACGACTGCGTCAGTACATTCTGTAGCGTCGCCGCGAGGGTAAAACCACCAAATTTCACCCCAACGAGGCACTTTTGTACACCATACTTTTTGGCGCTGGGTGTAGTTCAAATTATCATAGAACCAGTTAAGATTCATTGAGTTAGGAACTTCTTGCACGACGCCGTTGTACATCAAGAAGCGGTCAACCCCTGCCCAGTAAAAGATACCGTCATATTCGATCACGCTGCTTGACGACAAAATCGAGCTTTGCTGCGTAATCAAGTCATAACGCCAGTAGAACGTTTCTGACGTTGTACCGGTAGTTACGGTCGTGGGTGTATAAGACACTCGAATAACCGAGTCAAGAGACCAGAATAGACCTGAGGGTGAAGTAGTGCCCCCGCGAACTGGTAAACCTTTTACAATCTTGGTCGAAGCTACGTTGTTGGCGTTTGAGTCAGCACTTGTCCAGTTGTTAAAATCACCAGCAGAGCTGTTTTGAATCAAGCCGTTGTTGCCGTATACAAACATATACGGGTACAACATGCAAACACCGCCTGAAACAGAGATGTTGTTATCAAACGTGATAGTTATGTTTGAGTGGCTAGACGACGCTGGATTACTCATCACCACGGTCCAGACGCTAGAGACTAACGAAGCAGAAACTACAGTAGTGTTTGCTGGAATACCTGTGCCGCTAATAGACACCCCAGGACCCATAGCGATGTTTACAGCTGAAAATGTAGCGTTAGCCGAACCTGATGTAACTGAGCCTACTGCAGTGAACACCCCCACAGGTGTCAGCGTAGTACCAGTAAAAGTTCCATACAGGGGGCGGGTGTTGACAGTGCTTGAGATGTCTTGTAGGTTTTGTCCTGGGTGTGCGATAAGCTGCAGATTACCGCCGCCTGTTGAATCCCAGCCAATATCAAACTGCCATAAGTTGTTGGCGTTTGGTGTAAACGATGAGCCTAAAGAGAAAGGCGTTGGGCCGGTGCCGATAGCGGTAACGCTATTCGTCGCCCACTGTTGCAACCCTGCGCTATAACCTGAAATGACGTAATTCAGGCCGTTCGAGGCGCTCATGGTCAAACCGCGAGAAATACCTGAAGCGTTTAAAAATGCGCCTGTGTAGCCGCCAATTTTGCGAGGTAAACCCCGCTGAAACCTAACCCACTGCCCGTCAACGTACGAAGGCGCAGCGAACAGCGTCCCGTCACGTTGTATCCCCGGAGGGACTTGTAAGGCAATGACTTTAGCGGTCAAAACGTGCCCCCGCTGATACCGTTAAATACGGTTAGCCCCGATGCGCTAAAGTAGGCCTGTTCAGTGCCGTTAATCGTAACGCCGACTTGGTTTGAGTTAGGCAGGTACAAGCCCGTAGTCAAGTTGCCAACAAAGTTCAACGAAGGATTAGTCGAGGAGCCCACGCTCAGCGTCAACGAGGTGACGTTATTAGCAACAGTAGACACCGCATAAAGGTTTGTCCCATCACAAACCATCGCCACCGTTGCGCCGTTAGGAATCGTCACGGTAGCGCCACCACTAACGCTCGTCTTGAAAGTCAGCGTATATGAACCGGTAGTGTTGTTAGTAATGACATAGAACTGCACCGTTGGCGGCATTACTACGTTGGTGTTTTGGCTTAAAACGCCTGAGTACTCTTGCAGCGTGTAAGAAGCTTGAGTTGAGGTCAGCGTAATTGTAGCCCCTGCGCCGGTGACAGAGATTTGCTCTTGAGTGAAAGAGAAAATCGCGCTTTGTCCGTAACCCCAAGAGCTAAAACCAGTTGAGCCGTCAGAAACCAACGCAAATGACTCACCGATTTGTAACTGGGTTGAGGTGCCCGAAGCATCAATCTGATCGGTTCCGGTAGTTTGCACAGTCAAAATGCCCGTGCCGTTATTTTTGATAACAGTAAACCAGTTAATACCGACCGTTGCAGACGAGGGCAACGTGATAGTTCCTGCGCCTCCCTGCCATACAGACAGTTGCGATTGGGCGTTTGCGCTTAGGGTAGCGCTGGAGTAGTAGTTGACCAACGGGGTAACCGTATTGAGCGTTGAACCTAACGACTCCAAACCATACCCAGCCAGCGTAGCTGCATTAGCCGACGATGTTCCCGCACCAAACTGAACTTCAGTCCAAGTCCCGTTAACAGTCGAGTTGTTAGTCAACCAAATGTAGTAAGCCGCTCCAGAAGCGATTGATACGATCGCGTTACCGGAGGTGTCTGCAACTGTAAACGCAAAAGAACCTACGTTGCGAACAATAATCGCTTGGCCGGTAGATACTTGCGTAGCGGGGGGTAACTCAAGCAACAACGCGGAAGCCGTGATAGTTTCAGCAGTGCCGATAGTTTGCGAAATATTGATAACGTAAGTGCCGGTAGAGCCAGAACCGCTACCGTAACCGACGATAGTTGTTCCCGCTGCGATGTTAGTTCCGGTAATCACTTGACCAACGGCAACTACACCCGAAGTAACCGAAGTAACCGTTAGCGTTACACCTGAAATAGTGCCGCGGAAAACCGCGCCGCCGATGGTGGCAGTCACGTCAATGATATTTGCAGAAGTTACGCTGTTATTACCGTTAATTGGCCACTCTAGCGGAGTATTTGCGGTGATGGTTAACGATTCGTAGCTAACTTGCGAAGGGCTTACTGTTTGGCCAGTAAAGGGGTTGGTGTACGTGGTCATTATTGTGAATCCAATGCAATAGTTTGACGGTCAACCAAGCGCTGTTGATCCTCAGATTTAAGCGCAGCCATCGCTTCTTGGAAAAGCTGCGTCCAAGTAGTCAACCGAGCGTCATTCTTTAAGAAAGGCGCGGTTTGCTTTAATGTTCCAAACAATAATGCATTGGGAGCGTTCTGCGTCAACCAGTTCGTTTGATTGTCCGAAGACAGCGGCTGTAACCGCGTATAGCATAACGCTTCAAACGAGTAAGCTTGGTCAGGTGTGGGCGCAAAAAACCAATGATCATAGTCATAGTCTGCATAGTATTGAGGAGTAGCAGTTGAGCTGACATTAGGCCAGTAGTTATTTAAATATTCTAATTTACGCAGATAAACCGGCTGCTTACCGCTAGAAGTGGCGATGGTCATAGAAACCGTCTTACGCCAGCGAGCCGGTTTAGGTATAACTGGGTTACCTGCTTGCATCGTAGAGTCAACTACTTCAAGCTGCCCGAGTGTTTTAATCTCTTGGGCGATCTCAAACTCTGCAAGAGTAATCGCAGTTGGGATGAAGTTTATGACTGCTTGATCTTTACGTTCCAAGTATTGGAGCACCGTAGAAGTCAGGCTGTCATACGTTAG